CTATGGCGTCACTCGTCCCAGCAGGAGCGGTGGCGAGAGGGCGTGAGTGCCCGACTGGCGGACATGAAGCGGCATGTCCGACGGGAAAGTCGTCAGCATTCCCGGAGCGAAGGTGATGCGCGGCTCTGCCGTGGCCCAGGTCGCCAGAGGCGCTTCCACAGAGCCCAGCAGGACGAGATAGCGTTCGGCCTGTTCGGTCAGGGGCACATCGACGCCGTCACGCCAGAACCATTCGCCACGCGCCCGCCGCGTCCAGGTGAACACCGTGGCACCGTCGTCCGCTTGCATCCGGCGTGGATGGACAGGCGCCAGCGGCCGCAATGAAAGGCCGGACAGATGGACGGGGCTGGAGACAGGCTCGTGATCGCCCCGTCCCAGAGCAAGGATGCGTCGTTCCGGATCGGTGCCGACCGTCTCGGAGGCGATTGGAACGAGACCCGGGCCCAGCAGGACGAAGGGCTCACCCGGCTGGTGCGCGTGCAATGCGCTCTCCGTTCCCGCGCAGCCGCGCACGAAATTGGACAAGCGCCAGCGGCCGCCTCCGAGCGGACGCGCGCTGGCGAACTGCACGATTTCCTCGCCGACAAGCGCGCGGTTGTGGCCTTGCGCCAAGGGCAGCGGATCGACGCTCACCAGTTGCATCGTCGGATCGAGCAGCAGGACGTCGAGTTCGGAGGCCCGGTCCAGCAGGAGCGGAGTGGCGGCCGGCAGGATCGTGAGAGTGTCACCGATGACGGCCCGTCTCCGCCCGCTGGGTCCCACCGGCAACATGGCCCCGTCCCCTGTGTCTGCGTAGAGCGCTGCGCCTGACCAGCCTTCACCGGCGGCGGACACCGCAGCGAAGATACGCGGCGCATCGAACTTCGCCGTGGGTTCCAGAGGAACCTCGAAGGCGACAAGCCGCGTCGCGGGGGCGGGCAGATCCGGAGCCGGATTGCTCCGCCCCGGGTCCGAGGCAAGGTTCGGTCTGGCGTCGGCCCCGGCGGGCAGTGAGCGCTCAAGGCTCAGTTCCACGCCGCTGTCACGCCATTCCCACTCCCTGACCCGCCAGTGGCCGGCAACGCCCGGGACTGCGACCAATGCCCCCGGCGACAGGTCAGGATCCAGTCCGCAACTCCGCCACGCCACCCGGTCACGCGTCCAGTCGATCCTGCGGGACGCCTTCTCGATCAGGGTGCGGGCAGTGGCGGCTTCGAGGGTGGCTGGGAGTTCGATGGCAGCCGGTTCGGATGACGACGCCGGTCCGCTCGCCCTCTGAAGGCTGGCCTGGTAGTCCCTCTCAAGCTCATAGTAGCGCAGGATGCCGGGCCGGTTGGCCGCAGGCAACCCGCGGCGGCGGGTGAAGCCGCTTGTTGCTCCGAAGTCTCCGTCGCCGGTTGCGATGGCCGCTTCGGGAAGAGGAAGTACGCTCGCCTGCGTGCGCTGACGCGCGATGACGAGGGCGCTGCCCGCATCTATCTCCAGTGGGATAAGCTGGCCGAACGCCTGAAGATCGTCGGCGGGAGAGCTCTCGCTGGTGTAGCCGAGCACGCCGGGGAGCGGGATCGCGGCGTCGATCGGGCTTTCCGCACCTCCGAGCATATCCTGTAGGGTGAAGTCCGCGTCTGCGATGACTTCAAAGGTGAGGGCCGGGATCCGGTTGTAGAAGCCCGACAAGTCGAGTTCCTCGAACACCACATAGGCGAGCCCGCGATAGGCGGGGCATCGATCCGCACCTTCCGCCGCGACAATCAGCGGATCCGGCGGCTGGTTCCCCGCTCCGGTATGGACGCGCATGGTGCCACCGCACTTCAGGTCACCGCCGGCACCGCGCAGGAGTTGCCCGTCTGCCCAGATCCGGCCGATTGCCTGGATAGGTCGGCTGGCGAGCGCGATCGCGAAATTCGCTGAATAGCGGAAAGTTGAGACGGCGGGGCTTCCCTTTCCTCCACCCTGCACCTCGCTGCGCTCCACCAGATCGGTGGCCCAGATCACCGAGCCCGCCGTGCGCACGCGTCCAAAATGCCTGGGCAGGGGCTGGCCGTAGCTTGAGGTGGTGAAGGCTGTGTCCTTGAGCCGCGGCCCCTGGCGGCGCGTGGAGCCGAACAGCGCGGTATCCACCTGCTGCCCCATGAGCGAGCCGATGGTCCCGCCAACCGGCCCGCCCATGAGCGAGCCGAGACTTCCAAATACAAGTGTCGCCATGTCAGCTCCTTGGCTCAGGGGAGAAGCGCCATCGTCCGGCGCACGGCCATTCAGGTGGAACGGGGCAGAGCACGACCTTGCGCAGACCGCTGTGGGCATGGACCCATTGGGTCGCAGACACCGCGATGCCGAAGTGCAGCTGGCACGGGGAAGGGCGCGCCGCCAAAATGTCCCCGGCCGCGGTCACGGTGGTGGATGCGGCCACGCCCAGAGACCGGGCCAGGCTGTCGAAGTCGGGATCGATGGTGCTGCGCAGGGTGTAGCCGTTGGGCAGCAGTGGAGCGGCGGGTCGGCCGGTTCGCTCAAGCGCCGCTGCCACTACGCCGAGGCAGTCCAGCCCGATCTCGGGGTTCCGGCCGTGAAGCCTGAAGGGTATGCCGATCAGGGAAAGCGCCGCCGTCGCCAGGTCTTCGCCCCTCGTCATGCCGGCACCGGATATCGTGTGAGCATGTCGTTGCCGGGAAGAAACGGTTCGCCACGGAAGTTCACTGCGTTGTGAAAGCGCACGGCGCAGGTGTCGAGCGTGCGGTCGCAGCCTTCCTGCAGGAGCACGCGTGTTCCGCTGGTGACAGTGTCATCGACCGGCAGGTCGAGCACCAGGCCATTCGCCTCGTCGGCGTTCATGACGCCGGCCGACAGCCCTGCTTGCGGTCCGTCGAGCCAGCGCAGGGTGCCGCCAGCGTAGGAGGATCCATCCAGGTGCGGGCTGAAGCGGACGGTGTTTGAGCTTGCATCCACTCCCGCAACAGCAAGCTCGCGGGTGTGCTTCTGTGGGTTGAGATTGCACCCGGGGCCGCAGAAGGAGGCGCGGCAGGACGGGCTGGTGCGGGGCGTCAGGTCGCGCCAGAGCTCGGCCTTGCGGGAAACGAGATCGGCGCTGAAGAGGCCGTCCTCCTGCGTGATAGTGCCGAGTGTTCCCTCGTAAAGCGTAAGCCGCTCAAGGCTTTCCCAATCCACCAGGCCGATTCGCACCTGCGCACCGTCGAACCGTCCGGCGACGAGATCGGCGCCATCGATCGTCTCGTGCGTCAGCGCACCGCGAACCTCCGCGCTGTCGGGTTCGAGGTCGGCGCACTTGCGGATGGAGCTCGGCACCATGCCCGGCGAGGCGCGGTGAAGGATGCCGTCGAACCACAGGTCGCGGTCGTGAGAAGTGAAGCCGACGGCGATACCGTCGCGGCGCAGCACTCGCCAGAAGGTCGCTGCGGTTTCAAGCTCTTCGGCGAACCACGTGCGCATCACGGCGCCTCCCGAATTTCGACCAGCGGGACGCTGGGCGCTTCGCCGGCCGCAAAGGCGGCGCTGGAGATCTCCAGCCTGTCTTCGGCGAAACGGACCGGCACGTCGAAGAGGAAGCCCGCGCGCACAACGCTTCCGGGCGGGGGTGCTTCATCGAACCGGACGATGCCGCCCTCCTCCAGCCGCCAGTTGTCGACCTGCGGCGCACCATCGACCGAGATGGTGAGGGATGCCGCGTCGGGGCGGGTGATGCGCCGGACCTGCGCCGACGCGCCGCCACCGTACCGTTTCACCAGAGCGAAACGGCCTGTCAGGCCGTCGCCCCGGCCAAGCTCCTGATCGTGGGGGCCGGGCGCTCCGGTCATGCCGCTGGAGCTGAAATCGCTCGGGTCGCGCAGGCGAAAGCCCCGTGCCGGACCCCTGCGGGCGCGGAAGAAGGCGATCAGAGCGCCCAATTCCGCTTCGGACCGCACGCCGGGGCCGACATCGAAGCGTAGCCGCGCGTTCGACCACAGGCTGTTGCGCCGCTCGAAGCCGGAGGCGGTGACGGCGACGGTCGTGGAAAATTCGGTCACCACTGCTGCGTCGCGTCCAAGCGCGAGCGGGTAGGGCACGTCGTCGAAGGCCTGCATCGGGTCAGCTCCTGAGACCTGGCATCGGGGTTGAGGAAGGCGGACGTAGCCGTCACGTGTGATCTGAGGCAGCGCCCAGACGACGACTTCGTGGTGCGCCCGACCAAGCGCCTCGTCGATGCCTGCATCGATCTGGCGCCATTGGTCGCGCTGCTCGGGGCGGAGGACGAAACCGGCCAGGTAATCCTGCTCCTCGGGCGGGTAGCCCAGCCTTGCATCGACCTCGGCATGAGCGCGCCGTCGGCTGGCGTCGGCCCCGGCGGTGAGCCAGTCGTAATCCTCCACCTGCAGGCGGTCGAACGCGGGCGCGGCCCAGCCAAGCGGCAGGTTGGCCCGCTTCAGCTCCGGCATGTCAGGCGCCAGCAGGGTGGGCGTGAACACCAGCGCCAGCGCTTCGACCGGCCGAGGCGCAACGGCGGCACGGACGGCGCGGATCACATCCGCCGTGGAAGCGGCAAGCAACGCGCCTGCCTGATCCAGCAGCGCCGTTTGTGCCGGCGAGAGGGGCGCCCGCATGTCCAGTATGGCAGACGGGTTGCCGCCGAAGGCTGCTTTGGCTGCGGCGTCGTAAAGGCAGATCCGGCCGTCGGCGAAGGTCCACCACCAGGGTTCGCCGACCTGAAAGCGGACCGGCGCCTGTGCTTCGGCCATCAGCTGCGCGAAGTCAGCGGCTACAGCCTGCAGCCAGCCCATTGCCGGGCCATTGGCCGGGGAAAGGATCGTGGACGGCGGCTCCCAGCCGGTGAGCGCCGGGTTGCCGTCAAGATCGCGCTGCTTCCATGCTTCGGGGCAATGCTGGTCGAGCAATTCATAAGACAGGGACGCCATCGGCCTCAGCCCCGCCGCCTGGCACTCGGCAAAGAAGGCGAGGTGCCAGGCGATCGTCGGCTGGTTGAGCGTGGCACCATCGGCGCCGGCCAGAAAAGCGTTTTCCACGGCCGCGAGACGGAAAAAGTGGCTCATCCCCACGTAATGGACGACCGACCCGCGATACCCGAGCTGGCGGATGCCGCGAATGAGCCGTGCAGGCGTCTGCACGCCCAGGTCGTCATAGCCCGTGGCGACGGCAAGGCCGTTGGCGGGCATCACGACATCCCCGATGTCAAGCATGGCGCGTGCGCCGTCCGCGACAATCCCGCTCATCTCGAACCAGCCTTCCCTCTCCTGTGGCAGAGGGTCGGGACTGGCGCCGTCGTAATCGGGAGGCGCGAAGGAGAGGAACATGCGCTCGATCGCGCCGGGCCACACGCGATCGGCATCGGAGGGAAGGCTGTAGCCGCCGTCCAGCGCCGAGAAGTCGATCGAGACGAAGGCGTCCTCGTTCGTTCCGACGGCGTAGTTCCAGAGGCGTACGTACCAAGTGCGCGCCTCACCGTTCTCCGCGCGGCCCTCGATGGTGAGGGTAGGTCCGTTGATGCCGTCAAGCGGTATCAGCCCCTGCGAGCGCCAGCGGAAGGTAAGGGTGGTGTCGGTATAGTCCCGGTCTGCCCTGTAAGCGAGGAGGGGATGGTCGAGCCTGTCGACGCTGTCCCAGACGAGGCCGCCAAGATCAGCCCGCCGCAGGAAAGAGGCTTCCACCCGCAAGGCGTCCGGCGCCGTGGAGATCACCGTCGCCACCATCGGGCGCGGAAAGTTCACCGTCCAGAAGCGCGGATCGAAGCGCATGATCCAGTTCGAAGCCTGCCCTTCCCGGGCCTCTGCAAGCCAGAATGCCATCGGAGTCTCCTCAGTTGGAAAGGGCGCGGCGGATGGCGCTCGCGATCTGGCGGGACGAGCGCTGCAGGGACTGCGGCGTGTCCGACCCGCGCGGGGCGGACAGGTTGATCGCCACGCGCACGTCTCGGCGGGGGGCGGCGCCCGCTTCGATCCGGCCTGCCGACGTGGGCACGAACAGCTCCGGCCCCCTTTCGCCGACCAGGTAACCCCGGCCCGGCGAGACATTGCCGCCGGTGGCGCGGCCGGGAAGACCACGCAGGTCCAGCGCGCCGGCAAGGATGGAGGCCAGGTCGATGCCGGTGCCGGTGCTGCCGGTCGCGGAGCCGGCCAGTCCCGACGCGAGTGTCCGCGCCGCCTCTGCCGCGATCGCATCGAGCACGGAGACGGCGGTGCGCTTCAGATCGTCGAAGCCGAGGTTGCCTTTCCGGATCGCCCCGGCAAGGCCGCGCTCCAGCGCGTCGCCCGCCCGGGCGAAACCGGAGACGAGATCGCGGTCCACGGCGCCGCGCATCTGCGCGATGTCGCGCGCAAAGCCTTCGGTTCCGGCGCGCACCTCGACAAGGAGGCTGTCCATCTCGTCATCCATGATCGCGCTCCATCAGCGTGTGCAGGGCATCCCGATTCATGCCGGGAGTTTCAGGTGCGAGCAGGCCGAGCGACGCGGCCAATTCGGCGGGGGTGGCGGACCAGAACTCCTGTGGCCGCCAGCCGAGCGATCGGGCGGCAAGCCCGCACAGGGCGAGTGCGCGCGCCGCGAAGTTCACGGCGTTCCCTTGAGGATCTGGGAGAGAAGCACCCGCAGCGGCGCCGCGCAGGCGGCAAGTCCCTGGGCAATGACCGCGTCGCCAACGGCTTCGCGGGTGATGCCGCGCTCCGCCAGGCAGTGCCAGAACAGGGCGGCCATCTCATTGAGGCGCAGTTCGCCCGATCCGGCGCGCTCCACCAGCGCGAACAGCGGGCCAAGTTCCTCCTCTGCGGCAACCAGTGCGGAGAAGCTTGGGCGCAACTGCCGCTGCGCTCCGGCGACGGTGAGGCAGGCTTCGCCTCGCAGCGGGTTGGCGGTCATGCCGGCACCACCTTGCCGGAGCTTTCCAGCTGGAGCGTGTAGTTGCGCTCCCCGTTGAAATCACCTGCGTAGTCGAGCCGCTGGACCAGGAACCGGCCGCGCAGCCGCTCACCGTCCTCGAAGCTGAGTTCGTAGTCGTCCAGAAGTCCCGAAAGGGCGTTGGCACGCACCTGCGCTTCGGCCGCGCTGCCAAGGAAGATGCCGGCCGCGCTGACGGACACGGAGCGGACGCCCGCGCCTGACAGCAGTTCGCGCCAGCCGCCGCTTTCCTTGGAGGTGACGACGACCGCATCGCCGGTGACGGACATCTGAGTGGTCCGCAGCCCCGCAACGGTATGGTAACCGGCGGGCGATGCGCCATCGGAAATCTTGAGAAGGAAGGCGCTGCCTTTTTGTGCAGGCATGGATCAAGTCCTTTCGGGTGAGAGAGGAAAGCGGCGAGGAGGATGGAGACGCCGTTCCCGTTCAGGCGGCGAGAAGGCGAAACCGGTATTCGAGCAGCATCGCACGGCGGTTCTGCGGGCGCTGCTCGGCGCGGGCCCACAGGAACTGGATGGTGACGATCCGAAAGGAGGTCTGGTCCCGGGGAAGGCTCTCGATCCGCGCCTCGATCAGGGAGACGAGATCGCCTGCGGCGGGCGGAGCGTCGCCCCGGCAGTGGAGTTCGAGGGCGAGGCGCACTTCCCGGCCCCTTGCGGACGTGCAGCTCCAGTCCACGCTCGCGCTGGAGGCAAGGGCAAGCCAGGGCAGGCTTGTCCGGGACGGCGCCTCCTCCACGATGGCGTTGAGGTTTCCAGCAAGGAAGGGGTCGGCGGCAAGCCAGGCGACAAGGGCGGCGCGCAGGGCGATTTCCATGAGCTATCCTCTTCCGAAAAGCGGCCAGAGCAGGTTCGCCCGGCGCCAGTGACGTTCATCCTGCTGCCGCACGAGGCGCAGGGCGGTGACGCGCGCGGTCGCAGCGGCGGCGGCACGCACCGTCAGGCGCCGGGCAAGGGCTTCGAAGTCGGTGGCGGCTTTCATGCGAGCCGCATCCGCCGCCAGGGGCGCCACAGCGCCGCGACAGATGCAGGCGGCAGCGGAGCCGCTCCGTCACCGTCCCGCGCACGATGCTGGTGAGCGGCGAGGCGCACGATGCCATGGCGCAGGCCTTCGGGAAGCCTGCCCCACTCAGGGGCGAGACCGGCTGTGAAACGGACCACCGCGCGCGTGCCTTCCACGGGTGCGGACAGGCGAATCCGGCCTGAACCGTCGGCAAGAAGGTCGGTTTCCCACGCGCCCGGAAGAAGGGGTGTTCGCGTGCCATCGGCAGCGACGCTCATCACCGATGCGACGGCGTGCACGGGCGGCGTGGCCAAGTGATGCCAGCCTGCGCAGACCGGAAGCGCCTCCTCGCACTCAGCCTCCAGGGGCAGGGCGCCGGTGAAGGCCTCGCAGACGTCAAGCGCGGCCGTGAGCAGCGCGGTGAGCGGCGCATCGTCGACTGCGGAGGTGATGCCGAGCCACTGCTTGAGTTCGGCTAGCGCCGAGGATGGCAGCGCGGCCGGGGTGAGGATGACCCGCTTCATGAGTGTCTCCGATCTGAACTACGGGGTGGACGGTGCGCCCGCGCCCGTGGCGGCGCGGGCGGTCGACCGATCAGGCGGAGATGCGCAGCAGCTTGATGGCGTCGGAATCGAGAACCTGCCCGCCGATCCGCTTCGTCGCGTAGAAATGGACGAAGGGCTTGTTGGTGAACGGATCGCGCAGGATCGCCGTCGCGGTGCGTTCCGCGATGAGATACCCGGCGCGGAAGTTGCCGAAGGCGATGGGCAGGGCGTTGGCCGCGATGTCCGGCATGTCCTCGGCCTCGACCACCGGATAGCCGAGCAGGCGATTCGGCTGGCCTTCCATGAGCCCCGGCTGCCACAGGAACGACCCGTCCGCGGCCTTCAGCTTGCGGACCTGAGCCAGGGTTTTCGAGTTCATCACCCAGCTCGCCCCCTGACGGTGCCCGGCCTTCAAGGAATGCACGAGGTCGATCAGCTTCAGTTCGGGTGAGGTATCAAAGCCGGTGGCGTTGCCCGAAAGGACATGCTGCAGGGTTCCGAAGGCGCGCGTCCCATCCACTGCGGCGCTGGTGGTGCCGGTAAGGAAGCCGCGCGGCTGGTTCGTGCCGGTGCCGCTGACGAACGCAGCACCCTCGGCCCGTGCGAACTCCATGGCGATTTCATCCGCCAACCAGGATTCGATGTCGAACGCAGCGTCGTCGAGCATCGCCTGGCTGGCCGCCGGGTTGGCGTAGAGCTCACCGGACGGCGGCGCGATTTCGGCGAAGACCGGAGTGGCCGTTTCCGGGCGGACAGCGGTTTCGCTCACCCAGCCCGAGGCGGTGCCGCCGGTCGTGATCAGCTTGCGGTAGCCGGCCGAACCGGTCTGCACGACCTGTGTGATCGCGCGGATGGGGCTGATATTCTTCAGCCGTGCCGAGATGAGCGCGTCGATTTCACGTGGAACGCAGTACCCGCCCTCGGCGGCGACCGTGCCCGAAAGCGATTTGAGTTCGGTCTCGCGGCCGGCCCGCAGGTAGCCCTGCACGAAGCTCTTGACCTCCAGGCTTGGCGCGCCTTCGATCAGCGGGCGGGCCGCTGCGCGCGAGACGCGGTCCAGCCGGGCTTTGACGTCGTCGACATCGCCGCGCAGGGCGGTGACGGCAGCGTCGGTGGCATCCTGGCGGGCGACAAGGTCGAAGGACGCGTCGAGAGCCTCTACGGAAGATGGGGATTCCATGGAGCATTCACCTTTCGTTGGTGGGGAAAAGGAAGTGGATCAGGCGATCAGGTGCACGCGGGCGCCATGCTGCATCGGGTGCGTCACGAGGCTGACCTCGAAGAGGTCGAGGTCGAGCAACTCGCGTCCGTGCGGGGACTTCCGGGCGGCGCGTGCGCGGTAGCCGAAGGAGAGGCCGGTCACCGCGCCGCGCTTCAGCGCCAGTCCCGCCGCGCCGGACGGGTTGTCGACGGTGGCGACGACCCGCAGCCCGCGTGCATCTTCAGCGGCGGTCTCGATCCAGCCGATGCGAAGGTCCGCGCGGTGCTGCCAGAACAGCGGCAGGGGCTCGCCCCGCTCCGCCAGCGAGCGGGCGAATGCGCCGGGGCGGATGACGTCGCGGCCGGCGTCCGGCGTGCCGAACAGCGCGGCGTAACCGGCCAGGCGCATCATCGCAGCAGCTCCGTCGTGCCGAGCCGCACGGTCAGCCCAAGCAGCAGCAGAGCCAGTGCGCCGCGCACGATCCAGCTGAACACCGTTCGGCGTGCGGTGGACTTCGCGTCGCGCCAGGCCTGGAGCAGTTCGCGCAACTCGCTCACGTCCTGCGGCGCTGTTGCATCGTCAAGCCCGATCCGAGCGAGCATGCGCCGCGCGCCGAGTTCGCTCGCCTCCTCGACGATGGCCCGCAAAGTGACGAGGGTTCCGCCTTCCGCCGTCGCCTGGGCAAGAAGCCCGGCAAGCATATCATTGGAGTTCATGATTTGTTCTCCGATCTAGAGGCCGAGAAGGGCACGCTTTTCCGCGCTGTCGAGGAAATCGGCGGCACTGACCTGCGCCCAGAGCCGCTCGCGGTCTTCCGCAAGGGCAGGGACGCGGTCGAGGTCAATGGCGAGGGTCGCCTCGGGAAACCACGGGGTGAGCGCCTCGCCCAGAGCGCAAAGGATCTTCCCGGCGAGAGGCAGCAGGGTCAGACGCCAGAGAGCGCGGTTCGCTTCCCTGTAGTTGTTGTAGGTGGCGTCTCCCGGCAGGCCGAGCAGCATGGGCGGAACACCGAAGGCGAGCGCGATGTCCCGGGCGGCCGCAGCCTTGAGCGTCGCGAAGTCCATGTCCGCCGGGGTCATCGCCATCGCCTGCCAGGAGAGGCCGCCTTCCAGCAGCATCGGCCGTCCCGCGTTGGCGGTTCCGGCGTAGGCCGTGGACAATTCCGCCTTGAGCCGATCGAACTGATCGGTCGTGAGGGCCGCGCCGTCTCCACTGTCGTAGACCAGCGCACCGGACGGACGCGCCGCGTTCTCCAGCAGCTGCCGGTTCCAGGCCGAGGCGGCGTTGTGCGTGGCGATCGCTTCGTCCGCAGCGCACAGGCACCCGGCGCCGTAGTGGTCATCGCCGGGGTGGAAGTGGCGGATGTGGATCACGTTTGCGGATGCATCTTCATCCAGCAGCGGAAGCGACAGGCGGCGCCCTGCGACGTCGTAGGCATAAGCGGCGGGCCAGCCGTCGTCCCCGGCCACCACGCTCACGCGCTCGGGTCGCAGCGCGAACAGCTCGACAGGGACGCCGCGCGCGTCCTTCATGACCTGCACGTAGGCGTTGCCGTGCAGCAGAAGGTGAGAGGCGAGCGTTTCCAGTTGGGACTGGCCCGCGCTGGTCTCAGCGATGAGCGCCGCCAGCCGGGGCTCGACCGGCTTCAGAGGAGCGCCCGCAATGCCTTCGGCGACGAGGCGGACCGCACGCTGCGCCACCGGGTTTTCCAGATAGGCCCGGCGTACAGCCTGACCGTAGTCGAACGGCGCACGGCCGCTTTGCGCAAAACCCGTGTTCTGGGCAAACAGCCACGGCGAGGCGGCGCCACGGGCAAGGGGCACGCGGGAACTCCCACCCTTGAAGGCGGCGGCAAGAGAGGCGATGAAGGACACGGCAGGTTCCTTTCGAGATCTGGACTATCAGGGGAGAAGGCGCTGCTTCGCGGGTGCTCCGCTGTCTTTATGTCAAGTCACCCGGACACGCGGCTCCGCCGCCCTGCCCAGCAGCAGTTCGGTCAAGGCCCAGACCAGTGCGTCCGCCCTGTCCGGGGACCGTCCCGGCCCTTGATAGGCGCCGCCGGCGACGAGCCCGCAAAGCTCATCCTCCAGCGCGGGAAATGTGCCGGCGTGATGCACGCGCCCGGCTTCGTACAAGGCAGCGACAGGCTCGGCCCGGGCCGCCTTGCCGCGGCTGGCGTGGACCAGACGCAGCGGCAGCGAAAGCTGCGCCGCGCGAAGGACCGAGCCCACCATGGCGCCGCCCTGGTTGGCTTCGGCGACCACCCGCTCGGCGTTCCAGGCTTCGGCCGTGACGGCGACGGCGCGCGCCCAGCGTTCCGGCCCCGCCTTCTTCACCGAGGCATCGGCAAGGATATGGGCCGAGCCGTCCTGCGAGAGCCCCGCCACGACGATGCCGCAAGCGTCACCGTGAGAGGATGCCGGCGGATCGACCCCGACGACGACGCGCACCAGATCCGGTGTGCGCTCGTTCCGGCAGGCCTCAATCAGCGACCGCGTCCACAGAGCACCCTCGATATCGGCGATCAGTTCGCCGTCGAGTTCCTGTCTTCCGAGCACCGAGCGGCCGAAGCTGCGGCGCATGTCGGTAAGGAACTGCGCGGGCAGATTCGCGCGGTTGTCCTCCGTCCGGCCGCGTGTGATCGCCACTTCTTCCTGCGGCATTCCGAGCAGGCGCTGAACGAGCGGCACCGCGCGCGGTGTGGTCGTCGCAAGGGCGCGCTGGCGTTCGCCAAGCCGCAGGCCAAGCAGCAGATTGTCCCAGGCCCCCGTGGCCCTTCCCGAGGCATTGTCCCACTTGGCGATCTCGTCGCACCAGGCGTGGCTGTGCTGCGGGCCGCGAAGGGCTTCGGGCTCCTGGGCGGAGTACAGCACCGCCTGCGCGCCATTGGGCCAGACCAGCCGGCGCAGCGAAGGCTCGAAACGCGGGCGGTGGCGGCGCGGGCAGACCGACAGAAGGCCGCTTTCGCCCTCCACCATGACGGCGCGCACTTCGGGCAGTGTTGCCCCAACAAGAGCGATGCGCGCCGCCGGATCGGCGTCCGCAATGGTGCGCACCCATTCGGCGCCCGCTCGCGTCTTGCCGAATCCCCGGCCCGCCATGATGAGCCAGGTTCGCCAGTCCCCTGCCGGGGCAAGCTGCTCCGCGCGCGCCCAGAGCCGCCAATGAGTCTCAAGCTCCTCCTGCTCCTTGTCGCTGAACTTGCGCAGTTCGGCCCGGCGTTCTTCCAGCGGCAGCGCCTCCAGAGTCGCGAGCTGATCACTGATCTGCATGCGAGGGCGCCTCCGTCTCCGCCGGCGCGGCGAGGCGGCGTTGCTTGATCTTCTCGATCTTGGCGTTGATCGCTTCTGAATTGCGGTTTTCGATCACCGCCCGCTGGCGAGTGGCGCTTTCCCGATGCGCGACGAGGAGGCGCAGGGCCGTGGCGTTGTCGAAGACGCGGGTTCCCCGCTTCGCCCCGGCGGCCGGCTTGATCTCGCCCTCGCGGAGACGGTGGAGGAGGTTCATCTCCAGAAGGTCGTACCCTTCGCAGAGCGCCTCCTGCCATTCCCGGTAGAACACGGGATCGCTGCGGCGCACCTCGTAGACGCGGGTGGTGCTGATCCCGGCGGTGCGAGCCGAAGCCGCCACGTTGGAGGTTGCAGCCAGTTCGGCGAGGAAGATGCGGCGCCAGCTTCGGGCAGGCGCGTCGGTATGGCCCGCAGGCGCACGCCGGCGAGGAGGGCTCTTGTCCGCCAT